CCCCTAATGCACATTAACCTGACTCCCCGACGGCGACAGTCGGCCTGAACACCACCCACCCGGACGGCAAAGGACCGCGGAGTCTCATCTGGTGGCTCGCGGAGGCTCAACCCTCGAACGCGAACTCACTCCGGAAGTCGTCCGAACTCGTGCCTGCGTGGATGCAAGAAAGCTTCCGCAACGAATCGAATGCGGTGTCCTCGCTGCTGGCCCAACCGTGCTCGTGCATGAGCTTGGCCTCCCACGCGTAGTCGACGAGATCGACTGCTTCCTGCTTGCGGACTTCGATGCCGAGCTTCTTCATGTACTGCTCCGTGCCCTCGAAAGCCCACACGTACCCGGAATCGAACAGTCCCGGGTCGCGCTTCATGAGGTCGTCGTGAGTGAACAGCGGCCCTCCCGCAGCCGCGACCGTGTACTCGTCTGCCATCGCTCTGAACCAACTGCCAACCGTTGGGAGCCTCTGAGAGTACGCATCGGCCGCCGCGATCAAGGTGCCTGCTGCTAGACGCTGCATCGTCTTCACGTCGCCTCCTTCTAGAGCCGCTCGCATGGCTGTGCTGGTTGAGACCACGCCCGACGTCATTGTTCGTGGTAAGTCGGGTACACTCGTGCGTGGACGTGGCCCCAACAAGTCCACCAACGTCTTCCAACCACAGAACGTTAGTGTCTTCTCCGGGCAGCACAGCAACAGCTTCATCCTGATGCCCATCGACTCCCACCGCTCCAAAATGACCTTTTCCTCATCGTCGGTCAAGGGCGGGCTGATTGTCGTGGCGCCATCATCTCCTTCGAATGCCGCGTGGATACGGCGCTTCTTTCCGAAAATGTCCTTCGCAACTCGCATCGTCTTGTTGACAAACCGCGGGGCGTTCTTGCCAAAATGGACGACGTGCGTGAGGCAGAAATTCTCAAGCCAGTTGAGCCCCGATGTGCCGCGATGACCAGAGCGACGCATCGCAGCGATGATGATCTTCGCTGCCTTGTGGGCTGCCTTCCATGGCTCATCCTTCACACTGACCCGCAGTTGAAGGCGCTTCTTCTTGCCTGCACTCAAGTGCTGCTTGGACCAGACGTCCTCCGCGATGAAGAACTCCGTGATGCACTCGGTGATGCGCTTGATGATCGTGTTCTCAACGAGGTCGCGCAACTCCACCGACATCGTGGTGTCCCAACTCGATCCGTCCTGCTCGCATGTCGAACACGGGACGGTCTGGCGGAGGTAATCAACCACTCTGTCCATCGCCTGCTGTTTGGGAAGCTCCTTGATACACCGCTCCTCGAAATGGTGGAACATGAGCTTCTCGAGTATCCAGATCGACAACAATGCCATGACCTGCCCTTCGTCACCGTCAGCTATCAACAAGCGCGGGGGCTTGTTTGGCTGCGATGGCTCCAATTTCACGGCTGCCTTAAACTGGTATTCCGGGCAAACCATGGTGTGGAGCTTCTCGAAGGCGGTGTTGAACCGATCGGGAGACCACTTGCTCGACTTGAGAGCAGCCAGGTCGAACACCTCTGACAACACACCCTTAATCCTGCTCTTCGTGAAGGGTGCATCGGGGCACAGGTAACCGTCCACCTTCTCGCCCAGCATCGCTTTCGCCATACCTTTCAACGACGCTTGATCCTCCGGCGTCGCGATGAATGGCAGGCGCTTCTTTGTGATACGCTCCTCAATCGCGCATACCACATTCGATGCTGTGGACGTGTACAAGACACTGTCCCGCCAAGTCGGTGTAAGTTGTACGCCAAGTATCGGAATGCTCGTCGTTGTAGGTCCGGGTAAGGGTCCTCCCTCCGGCGGCATCGTGTCCAATAACTCGTTCACATCCGTAATAGCCGGGGTAAGTGTCACCGTCGATCCCATGTCGGAGATCGTTGAGCTCTCGAGCGCTTCCTGCTCCTCCAAGGATGTCCTCGGATTCGGTGCGGAGGGTGGCGTTCGCGTACTCGATGACGTCGCTGATGGCTGTTCCGTCGAGGGTGCTGTCCCTTCCCCAGGCTGCTGACATGACGAGAGCCCATCCTGGCTCGTAGTCATAGGGGTTGCCGTGGGTGAAGAAGGCGAAGCTGTACTCTTCTGCGTGGAAGCTGCCAAAGCTTCTCCGAGTACCCTGAGCGGAGATGGATGTGAAGAGCCCGTTTTGCTGGGCGTACACTGTGCGTCTGCAGTCGATGGGCCGAAAGCTGACGTCGCAGAAAAAGAAGCAATCGAAGGGGGGGAAGCGATCTGGGCGGGTGTGGCTTCTTGGACCGTTTGCGGCGATGCAGATCCCGAGGAGGCCTTGCCGTCCGATGAGGTGGGAGCTGCAGATGGCAACGCAGATGTGTCGCGAACGAACCTCCGCACTGCCCGGTAGGCTTGTCCGAAACAACAACGCGTCTGCGTCGTGTTGGAAGCTGCAAGTTCGCAAGCGACCCACGGCAGGATTTCCGTCCGCGCTTGGGTCAGCAGTGACTTCGTCCGAGTCTGCCCCATCGGCTCTTGCCTCATCGAAGTCAGCGTCACTTGAGCATCCCGTATCCGCAACGCCGAGTGTGCCAGAAACGCCGTCGTCGCGCTCCTGCATGCTTCCGACATCTCCTCCGGCGTCACTGCGATCGTGACTGTTCGCGTCGAACGGACGAGCGAATAGAGGAACTGGGAAACACAGCAACTGCTGCATACCCGGCAAAGGTCCAACTTGAGATCCACCTCCCAATGACCACCCTTGAGACGCCTCGTCTGCGGAGAGAGGGCCTCCAGCATGGCCGCATGCGCATCGCATCCCCAACATGGAGCTGTCCGACACGGCTCCGCACGCGCAGTTATGAACATCGAACATACGCGTGCACCTGTAGCCAACACAACCGACCGAGGGGTCGAGGAAGTGCAAGCCTCGGGATTTTGAGGCAATTTTGGTCACCGGAAGCGGTTTCCAAACCGTAATCTTAGCTCTCGTGGCCGGGGTCACTTGAG